AACCTACCCACTCCTAACCTACTCACCCCTTGACACAACCTATAGTTTCTGCCACACTGCGCTTATGAAAGTCGACCTGTACCCCATCTTCCGCCGCAACCCCCGAGGTGCGTTCAACAACTTTTTCAAGTCTTCGGGCTTCCTCGAAGCGAAAGCCTACCTCGAGTCCCGGGGGCTCGGTGAGCCGGACATCTTGACCCGCTCCCGCGGGAGCGGACCCGGAGGCCAGTCCGTTGCCCTCGCCCACCCGCTGATTGCGCTCGAGTTCATGCGATGGCATGATTCGCAGAACTACTTTTCGAGACTCGACTCAGCCCTTGGGCTGACAAAACCGACCGGCGAATGACGTACCAGACCTCCAACACCCCCGCAACTTTCGACATCGACCTTGAAACGGTGGCGTTTGCCGTTGCCCGGAACCAGTGTGGGGCGAAAATCCCCATCGACGACCTGCTGACCGAGTTGGGGCTGACCCCGACGGAGTTCCTCGAGTTCGCCGACGACCCGATTTTCAAGCGATCGGTACAGCTGTTCGCCAAGGAGATGACGGAAAACGGGGTCAGTTTCCAGATGAAGGCCCGGCTGCAGGCCGAGGAACTGCTGAAAAAGCAGTGGAAGGTGATCCACGACCCCGACACGCCCCCGGCAGTCGTCGAAAAGATGATTTCGAACACGGTGCGATGGGCAGGTTTGGAGCAGCGGCCGGCACAATCCGACGAAAACGCCGGCGGATCGGCCCAAAAGATTCAGATCAGCATCAACTTGGGGCGAGCCGACGAGTACGAGGCTAGAAAAATAGAGGCCACGGCCGAAAGGCTGCCCGATGGCGCTTGAGTTCCTGCTCGATTACGTGCCTCCGCCGACCGTCGCGGCGTTTTTGCGCGATAAAACAGAGGTTAAGGTCATTTTGGGGCCGGTGGGGTCGGGAAAATCGTCCGGATGTATCCTGCACGCGCTGAAAAACGCGATGGAACAGGCTCCGGACCGCGACGGCATCCGTCGAAGCCGGCATGTGGTGGTCCGCAACACCATGCCGCAGCTGAAACTGACGACGATCAAGTCGTTTTTGGACTGGATTCCGCACGGCGTGCTTGGAAGGTGGGTTTCGAGCGATAAAACGTACTACATGCGGTTCAACGACGTCGAAGCGGAGGTGATTTTCCTCGCCCTTGACGATAAGGACGACGTTGCGAAGCTCTTATCGCTCGAAACGACGACGGCGTGGTTCAACGAGTTCCGGGAAATCGATCAGGACATCTTCGAAGGCATGACGAAGCGTATCGGGCGGTATCCGTCGAAGAAAGGCGGGCCCGGGCCGACGTACAAGTGCATTATTGCCGATTCGAACATGCCCGCGGTGGATACGTGGCTGTACAACATGGCCGAGCGGCTCATCGACAACAACTGGGCCGTGTTCAAGCAGCCCGGCGGGCGCGATCCGCTGGCCGAAAACGTGGAGAACCTGCCCCCCGGCTACTACGATCCGACCGGTTTGTCGGACGAGTACGTCCGGGTGATGATCGACGCCCAGTACGGCACGTCGCAGGCGGGGTTGCCGGTGTATCGGCACACGTTCGTGAAATCATTCCACGTCTCGACGGCCCCCCTCAAGACGATCCACTCGGACAACACGCCGATCGTGGTGGGGCTCGACGCCGGGCTGACGCCGGCGGCGGTGATCGGGCAGCAGCTGCCGACCGGGCGGGTGTGCATACTCTCGGAAGTGGTGACGCCGGCGGACGAGAAGATGGGGATGGAGCGGTTCCTCCGCGACAGACTGCTCCCCCATCTCAAGAACAAGTATCCGGGAGCGAAGCCGCTCGTGGTCGTCGATCCGGCTGCCGCGCAGCGTAGCCAGCCGACGGAAGAGACGGTGTTCCAGATCGTGACGAAGGCCGGGCTCAAGTGCCGACTGGCGTCGACGAACAAGACCGAGCTGCGGATTTCCGCCGTGGAGAGCCTGCTCGGGCGGTCGGTCAACGGCGGGGCGGGGTTTTTGATCGACGGGGGCGCGGCACCGGTGCTCGTGAAGGGGTTCGAACATGCGTACCGGTATGACAAGAAGAAGGACGACGAGCCGACCGAGAAGCCGGCGAAGAACTTCGCCTCCCACGTCCATGACGCCTGCCAGTACCTCGCGACGCACTTCGTCGGGTCGCTGACTACGGGGATGGGGGCGCGCAAGGCCCTGCCGGTAATTATCCCGTCGGCAAAAGGATGGACCTGAAAGGCGTCCGTCGGTGGGCGAAACGCATGGCGTACTGGGCGCCGTGGAGCATGCACACGGAGGATGACTGGTTTCAGATCGGGTGCGAGGCGGTCTTGCGCAGCTCGAGGTACGCCGAGATGACCGAAAAAGAGATGTCGCTGCGGGCGTACTCGGGAATGCGGGACGCGCTGCGATACGAGCGGCGGAGGTACAAAGGGCTGCCGGTCGTAGTTGAGGAGGAAGTGCGGGATACCCCGCACTACGAAACCCCCGAGGCGTGGGTTACGCTCAACGAGTCCCTCCAGCGGGCGTACGACGCCCTCCCCTCGCCGCAGGCGAAACGCATCGCCGAGTCCCTCATGCGGATAGGCTCGGTGGAAACGGCCCGGGCGTTGGGGTACAGCGAAGGGCGGGTGTCACAGGTTCGATCGACGCTGCTGAAGAGGTACAGTGAGTAAGTTCAAAGAGTTGAGTGGAATGTGTGGAAGCCCTTGACGCGCCGCAGAATACCCCGTAGCCTGTACGGACTCTCTCCTCCTTCTCTCCCTTGAGCCCGCGCATGTCGCGGGCTTTTTCTTGACATCGTTAAGGGAGTTGTGTATTGTGAGCTGGTACTCACTTACGCGAGCGCGATGTCCGCCATTCAGAACGGGCTCCTGCGAGTCCTTAGCAACGAACAACTGATGGCTGCCGACGCGGCGGCGCAGGCTGCCGAGGCACGTCAGAACGAGCCGGTTATCCTGAACCTTGCGACGTATGTACGCAAGTGTTTCGATGCCGCCGATCGAGCGAAGAGCCTTCACGAAGCGGACATGCTCAATGCGTTGCGGATGCGCAACGGAGAGTACGCCCCTGACCAGCTCGCCGAGATACGAAAGACGGGTGGTTCGGAAATCTACATGCGCGTCGGGGCTACGAAGATGCGCGCTGCGCAGTCATGGCTGAAGGACATATTCCTCACGATGTCGCGGCCGTTTACGGTGGTCCCAACGCCGGAGCCGGACGTCCCCTCGGACCAACTCAGCAACGTCGACGCGCTCGTTCAGCAGGTCATCGCCCAAGGCGTCATGCAGGGGGCGCCGCCCCCGATGGCGGAAGAAATCGACGCCCTGCGGGAAGGGACTGTCAAGCAGATTCGGCTCGAGCTTGACAAGGTGGCGAAGGAGCGGGCGGAGCGGGCGGAGCAGCGCATCGACGACATCCTGACGGAAGGCGGGTTCTACCGCGCGCTGGACGAATGCCTCTCCGACATCACGACCTTCAAGGGGTGCATCCTCAAAGGACCGATCGTACGCAAACGCGTACAGCTGAAGTGGAAACGAGGCGTTGACCCGACCACGCAGCAGCCCGGCGCGTGGCAGGCGGTCCCGGTTTCAGACTACAAGTTCGAGTTCGAGCGGGTGAACCCGCTCGCGTTCTATCCTTCTCCCAACACCTGTCGGCCGGACCGTGGGTACGTTATCGAGCGGCACAAAATGTCGCGGGAAGACCTGTACTCCCTGATCGGGGTCGATGGGTTCGACTCCGCCGCGATTCAGAAAGTTCTCGAAGAGTATGGCCTCGGCGGGCTTAGGAACTGGCTCTCCGTCGATTCGGAAGAGCAGCAAGCACTCGGCAACCTGACAGACCTCTCATCGGACCCCGCTGCGCCGATAGAGGCACTCGAGTTCTACGGTTCCGTACAAGGGAAGCTGTTGCTCGAGTGGGGAATGGCACCCGACAAGGTTCCCGATCCGGTTGCCGAGTACCGCGCAAATGTGTGGGTGATCGGAGCGTACGTGATTCGGGCGACGCTCAATACCGACCCGCTCGGACGTACGCCGTACTCCGTGTCGAGTTGGGAGAAGTTGCCGGGCTCGTTCTGGGGGATCGGGCCGGCGGAGTTGATGACGGACGTTTCCGCGGTGTGCAATGCAGCCGCGCGGGCGCTTGTCAACAACATGGGTATCGCGTCCGGACCGCAGGTTACAGTCAACACAGACCGACTCGCCGAAGGCGAGAACATCACCTCCATGTTCCCGTGGAAGCTGTGGCAAACGAAAAATGACCCGATGGCGAATGACTCAAGCCAACCGATCGCGTTTTTCCAGCCGCAGAGCAACGCGCAGGAGTTGCTCGGGGTCTACGAGAAGTTCACCACGATCGCTGACGAAGTTACGTCAATCCCCCGGTACATGATGGGGGACAGCCAAGTCGGCGGGGCGGGGCGCACCGCGGCGGGCCTGTCGATGCTCATGAACGCGGCGAACAAGGGCATCAAAAACGTCGCGAACAACATCGACACGGACCTGATCGTCCCGACAGTGGAGCGGGTGTATTACTTCCTCATGCTGTACGACGAGGATCAGACGATCAAGGGTGACGCGCAAATTCGCGCACGCGGGGCAAGCGGGCTCATGCTCAAGGAGCTGCTCAATCAGCGCCGGCTCGAGTTCCTGCAGATCATCAGCAATCCGATCGACGCACAGCTCATCGGTCCTGACCGTCGCGCAGTGATCCTGCGGGAAATCGGTAAAGGGCTCGAGTTTCCGATCGACGACATCGTTCCGTCTGACGCCGAGATTGACCAAGTCCGGCGCATGATGGCGATGCAGGCTGCCGCTCCCGCGGGAGCGACCCCAGAAAAACCCGACGATCCGACTACCGTCGATCAGGAGTTGCGGGCGAATTCAACCGGGCCGAAACCCACGGCCAACCAACAGGAGTAGCACATGGCACAGCTCACTTGCGTCGGCTTTGCGCAAACGACCGTCGGCACGACTGCGACGGCACTGAACACGCTTGCGGCCATTCCCGGCGGCGCGTCGACTGTCGAGATTGCCGTCGAAACGGCGGCGATCCGTTGGCGCCCCGACGGTACCGCTCCGACGACTTCTGTCGGTAATCCGGTCGCTTCCGGAGGTACGTTTGCGGTCGAAGGAAAGCTGTCCAACGTCAGCATCATCGCGCAAGCGGGGACGGCGACGCTCAACATTACCTACTATGGGTGAAGAATGGACCAGATTTATACGACAAAGGGGTATGTTGACCCCTCTATTCTCGAGAAAAAAGTGATTGTGTCCGACGAGCCACAGGCACACATCACGGCAACGGAGTACTGGCTCGAAGGCGAACTGGTTCGCCGAGATGTTGATATCGCCCTGAAAGGGCGCGAAATCGCCCTCGAAACGGCGAATCTTTCGTAAGGAGCACGAAATGGCAAACACCCAAGCAATCTCCGGCGTAATGAAGCAGGTCGCCCTCGGCGCCGTTGTCGACGGTAAGGCGCTCAAGGCGGCGCTGTACCTCGCGTCAGCGACTACCAACGGCAGCAACTCGGCGTATACGGCTACGGGCGAAGTGTCGGGCACGAACTACACCGCGGGCGGGGTGTCGGTGACCAACGCCAACACCGCCGCGCTGACTGGCACCACTGCGTATTGGACGCCGAGTGCTGCGATCGTGTACACGACCGTGACGCTGTCTACTGCGTTCGACGCGGTGATGATTTACTCGACGACCGACTCGAACCGCAACCTCGGGGTCTACACGTTCGGATCGCAGACGGTTACGGCGGGTACGGTTACGCTGAACATGCCGACGAACGACAGCTCCAACGCGCTCATTCGGTTCGCGTAATGTCGAAAGTTCGGTTGCTCGCCGCGGTCGCGCTGCTGGCCTTCGGGCTGGCGGCGCACGCGGCGTACATCTCCGGGCACGACTGCACCGGGGCGACGACGACGAGCGCGAGCTACACCAGCACGCGCGTCGTCAACGTGGGCAACATCACGCAGCTGAACAACGCGGTGTCGAACCTGCAGGCCGGCGACACGATCGTGCTCGCCAACGGCACCTACGCGCTGACAGGCTCGCTATTCATCCAGCAGCCGAACGTCACTCTCATGGGCAACGGCCCCGGCTGCGGTGGCGCGATTATCCAGGGCGGCGGGCAAGACAACGCCTCCGGTCCGGCGCATGCGATTTGGACCGACGCGGCAAACGTGACGGTGGCGCAGATCACGCTGCGCGATACCTACGACAATCTGGTGGTGTGCAACGCCGGATGCAGTGCGCTGCACATCTACAACACGAAGCTCATCAATTCGGGCAGCCAGTTTGTTAAGATCAACGGCAGCAATACAGCCAAGATAGGCGGCGTGGTGGTCGAGTATTCGCGATTCGAGTACACGGCCGATGCCCCGAACGACCACGGCTCAGGCTTGGGATACGGCTACTTCAATGGAATCTCGGCGCACGGCACTAGCGGTATGGTCGTGCGCGATAACACGTTCTATCGGCTGCGCGTGTCGGATGCCTTAACGGACGCCTGTCAGAATCCGTCGGTGCTGATCTGGAACGGCAGCGTCAACCCGGTCGTCGAGCGCAATCTGTTTATCGAGGTCGATCAGGCCATCAGCTTCGGCCTCGTGCAGCGCGGCAGCTACACGGACTGTTCGGGCGGCATTGCGCGCAATAACGTGGTCTACAACCCGGCCGGTTTCTGGTCGGCGGGGCGTCAGGCTAACGGCTCGAATGACGGCCTCATCCGCACGTTCGAGGGGCCGAACAGCAAGGTCTATAACAACACGGTCATCAGCAACAGCAGTATGGGCTATTGCGTCGCCAACCGCTTCTCGACCAGCACCGGCGTCGTTATCCGCAACAACCTGTGCGATAAGAGTATCAACAGCACCGACCTCGGCGCCTCGGCTACAGTCAGCAACAACGTGACCAACGCGACTAGCGGGATGTTCGCGGCGTTTACTGATGCTAATTTGCGCCTCGTATCGGGGGCGAGCAGCGCAATCGATCAGGGCTTCAATTTACTCGCCGACGTGCCGGACGACTTCGACAAGGCAAGCCGCTCGGCACCGCTCGATATCGGCGCTTACCTCTTCGGGCTGCTTCCCGGCCCAGCCAATTTTCGTAGGATTCCCCAATGACGAGACTCTTTGCGATTCTGCTCGGACTGGCGCTGCTGGCCTTCGGGCTGGTAGCGCATGCCGGAACGCGCGTTTTCTCGGCCAATCTGAACTACCTCGGCAAATTCAGCGCGCCGACGGGCACGTCGACCTGTAACGGAGCGGGGACGGGGTTCGACTATCCCGGGATGGGCCTCGCCTACAACGCGGCGAACAACTCGCTGATTGCTACGTCGCGCTGGGATAGGCGGTGTGCGGCGGAGTTTTCCATCCCAGCGCTGAATGGCACCGGCACGTTCC